AGCAGATAAATCAAAACAACTTGATTTAGAAAATGAATTATTGGATAACATTCAAAGTGTGGTTGATAGTTCAGGTAATCTAAACAATTCAGACCAGCGCCGTTTAGATACAATCACGGCAATTAAGGGTGGACAGAACGATGTTGCCGGTGTTACTCAATTGATTGCAGAACAAGAGGCAGAAATAACAAGACAGAATGAAGAGTTCTTGATGGGTGCTTCTAAAGCAGAAACAGATTTACTAAAATTATTAAATTTAGAAAAACAGAGATTAGAAAAACAAGAATTAAGTAAAGCTGCATTAGGTGAGGCAGATAAAGTAACAGGAGGGCTGGCTTCAAAAGCAAAAGATTTTGCAAGTAAAATTGTTACCAAACCAAAACTAGCAGCGCTAGGTATTGCTGGAGCTTTAGTGGGTTTAATTGTTACTGCTGTAACAAAATTTTCTGCAAAAATAGATGAAGTTGGAAAGTCTTTTGGATTCTTAACAAATCAAAATAAAGAATTTAGAAACGATTTAATTAATGCTGGTAACGAAGCCATCATGATAGGAAAAAATCTCGGTGATGTCTTAGCTGTTACATCACAATTATCATCAGAGTTTGGAATTACTCTTACAGAGGCAGATGATTTAGCAAGTACCATATTAGACACGGCAGTAGCAACAGGTATCAGTAATGATGAAGCTACCAAGTTGTTTGGTACTTTTATGCAAATTGGTAACTTAACCGCTCAACAAGCTGAAGATTTAATAGAAGGAACTGCACAACTAGCTGCTCAAGCTGGAGTTGCACCTAATGCTGTTTTAAGAGACTTGGCTGGTTCGGCAGAGGAGATTGCTGGGTTCACAAAAGACGGTGGTGAAAATATTGCTGAAGCTGCTGTTCAAGCCAGGCAATTGGGACTATCATTAAGCACTACTGCAAAAATAGCAGAGGGATTATTAGATTTTGAAAGTTCAATAACCAATGAAGTAGAAGCTTCTGTGATGATTGGAAGACAATTGAATTTTCAAAGAGCTAGACAATTAGCACTTGAAGGTGATATTGCTGCGGCTACTAAAAATATACTTGACCAAGTTGGTGGTGAGGCAGAGTTTAATGAATTAAATGTACTACAAAGAAGAGCTCTTGCTAAATCACTAGGAGTATCAGTAAATGAGATGGCTAAATTAGTAAGGGGTTCTGAACAGTTGACTCTGAGTGGTGCTTTAGCTGGTAAGAATTTTGATGATTTGGTTGGGCAAGATGCTCTTAGTGGTCTATCAAGTATCATAAATTCATTAAAGATGATTGGTGCCGCTTTATTAGATGAAATAGGAAAACCAATAGCTGATGTTATAAAATCCTTTCAAGAAAGTGTGATGACTCCAGAGGGTATGAGACAATTTAAAAATGATTTGATTGGTTTTGTAAATAGTATTGGAAGTTTTATAAATGGTATCACTCGTTTTGCTAATATATTTCTTTTTGGTGATAACGAAATAGCAAAAATAGCAAAAATACCTCAAGTTAACGATTTTAAATCAGGACCTGGTGGAATAACACATATGATGGGTCCTGCAGGTATGTTTAAATTAAATCCAAGAGACTCTGTAATGGGGACAACTAATCAAGTAAATGATTTTCAAACAGGACCTGCTGGTTCTATGGGTGGAAACGGTTTGGCTGAAGCTATAGATAGAAATACAAAAGCAATCACAAATCTAAACATAACTGCTGGTCGTGGTGAAATAATAGTTGCGATGGAGCCAGGATTAGGTGGTAGTTTATAATGGCTTTAGAAAATTTAAAAGATATATTTGAACAAGCTGGATTTGGTGGTGGAGCTCCGATAAGTGATCCTACACCAGCAGAAGAACAAACACCTGATCTTAACAAGATAGAACAACTATACAAACCAGATAGTAAGTTAGCAAGTAAAATAACTTTTGGAAATCCCACTACGACTGATTACGAATTAGGAACTGGTATATTCAATAATCCAAATGTATATGATGGAGACAAGATTAAAGAAAGAACATTTGACACAACCAAAATAGGACAAGACAATAATCTTGGTCAAGGTGATTTCGTATTTGAGACACTTTATAATGTAGACCATACTCCAAATCTAAATAGAGTAGTAATAAAACATGGTCAGACTTCTATAAATACTGGAAGAGCTGGTGCAGGTGACTTGAGTAAGTTAGATATTTTTTCATACTCATCGCCTGAGAGGGGAGTTGAGCCTTATTTTATATCCGAAGTTGGTACATCTGAAGGACCTGCAGACCAAAGGTCAAGAATACTAAAATTTTACAAAAGTCCTGCTGGCACCAATGCTATACTAAAAGAAAACGCTACTAACTTTCTTTATGCACCAAATAAATTTAGTGTTGGTAATGTTATTTTTCCAGCTCTACCAGCAGTAAGTGATGCCACAACTAAACTCGCTGGTATGGGATTGGGGATAGGTCAAGCAGATGCTTTCATAAATGATTTAGGACCAACAGTTGCTAGTCTAAGAAATATTTTAAGAATTGAGTATTCAAAAAGACCGACTTATGGATTACCTTTCAAAAATTTAGGAGATGCATATTCAAATAAACCTACGATTCAAACAGATGTTGTTAGTGAACTTGCAAACGATTATGGTCTTACTAGACAAAAAAATATAGAGTTACCTTTTAAAAATAATGAAGGTGAAAATAAAGAACTTAAATTTGGTGATAAACTTAGAGATGGGGTAAAATCATTTGCAAATAAAATAAAAATACCAATTAGAAAATTTAGAAAAACACCGTTTATAGATTTATCAGGTAAAGGGAATCATAATGATAAATTTGAACTTGGTGAAAAGAAAATAAGACTACATGGATATGATGATAAAATTGCAGAAACCACTATTGAGACAACTACTGATTTTCTATATGGGGGAGAGACAACAAATCCATTAGAAGATGAAACTTTTAATATAAATCCTGGTGATTTTTATGTAAGGATTAAAGATTTACGAGATGATGCTTTTATTTATTTTAGAGGATTTGTTACTGGCATAACAGAAAATGTTAGTCCTAGTTACACTCCAACAAATTATATTGGTAGAAGTGAACCTGTTTATATTTACGAAAGGGCTGAAAGAGATATAAGTTTTAATTTAAGGGTATATCCAAATAACATTGAGCAATTTAATGCGATGTATATAAAAATAGATAGGTTAACATCATTGGCTTATCCTGAATATATGAATGATGGTGAGGGTTTAAACAGAATGAAAGCTCCATTTACAGAACTTTATATGGCACATATTGGTTCTAAAACTAAAGGTCAATTTGGATATATAAAGTCCATTTCATATACTGTTGTTGAACAAGGTGATTGGGATGCAAATCAAGCTTTACCAAGATTATTTGACATAGCATTATCATATCAGATATTAAGTAAACGACCACCAAGTTTAAAATATGGCTCAAATGGAACTGGTTTATTTTATGGGGGTAGGTCATAATGGGTAGATATGACACAATACCAAGAGTTGGTGACAAAGGGGTTGCTAGAATAGGAACTGCTGATTTACCAAAATTTGAAGAAAGCAATACAGACATACTTTTAATAGCAACAGAAGGTGATAGATGTGATTTGATATCACAAGAATATTATGGGACACCTGACTTTTGGTGGTATATTGCATCAGTAAATAATTTAAAATCTAATAATATTGAGGCTGGTACTCAATTGAGGGTGCCTATTTCAACAGAACAAGCAGTTTTAAAGTAAAATGCCTAAATTTAGTGATAAACCTTTTGGTGTTAGTGTTCCAAAAGATGTTCAGTTAGAGTTTCAAAGACTATCTGGTGGTGGATTGAGTAATGAACCATTGGAGTCTCGTAATTTTACATTTGATAAATATTTAGGTGATAGAACAACATTTGCTAGGATGTGGTCACCTTTACTTGTATCCGGCAGTAACCGACAGCAAATAATATATCATACTCTTAATGATAATAGAAATTTAGACTATGAGCCAAACGAGTCAATGACTGGTAATCTAGTAAATGAATTAAGAGATAATGATTTTATAAAACCCAAAGCTGGAATTACCTCTGTCAGTACAAAAACTGAAGGATCTTTAGGTACGATTAAACGAACAAATGTAGATTTTATTGTTCATAATAAAGTTGACTTTGAAACCATTTACCAACCTTATTTTTTAAAACCTGGTGCTACAATTGTAGTTGATTTTGGGTGGTCTGAAAGGGACATAAAATTATATAATATTGATAACACAATCACAAATACAGATTTACAATTAGAAAAATTTAAAAAGTTTATTTATGGTGAGATAAAAGAAAGTTCTTTAACTGGTGAGACTGAAACTTTAGGTGGATTTGTAAACAAGTATAGAGGTAAGATAGAAGTAAACATAGGAAAAGTTACAGATTTCACTTCAAAGTTAACTCCAAATGGCTCTTATGAGTGTTCAGTATCTTTAACCTCTGAAAATGCTTCATTGTTAGATACGGAAATAACAGACGATAATAATTTAAAATTTTTATTTGAGACACAATTTGAAGAAATATTAATTAAATTAATAACAACCGATGCTCAAGATGAATCAATTACTAATGTCCATTTTATGACTTATGATACACTTTCTGCAAATTCAAAAAAAGAGGTTTTAGCAAAATTTTATAACAATTTAGAAGTTACTGGAAATAAAATAGGAGTAATTCCAAAATATGCTGTTCGTAATGGTATTTTTTATCAGAGTATAACTAATGCGCCTGGTGCTAATAAAGATGTTTCTTATATATCTTATGGTTTGTTTGAAGATTTATTTTTAAATACTTTAATATCTGAAAATTTAGGTAACGATGTATACGATTTACAATACAATACAAGAGATACATTAATTAGATATGATGAAAATTTAATTAGAAGACAAAAAACTTCCTTAGATGATAATGAACAATTAAGTTTGTTTATGTATCCAACAGACCTAAATGATATACAAAATGGTTACAATGCGAGATTAAAGATATTTGGTGATGATGTTGAAACTTACAAAAACCAATATGAAAAAATGTTAAACGGCACTTATCTTAATTATAAAACAAAAGTTATACCATTAAGAGATTTATTTATATCTGTTCAGTTAATAACTGATGCATTTTCAAGAAAACAAAATGTTAACGATGCACTTGAGTTTATCTATGAAGCGTTAAATAAAGATTCGTATGAAATTATTAAACTTAAAATGACTTCATTAAATAAAAGTTTTTCAGCATTAAGCATTCAAGATGTAAATTTATTACCAGAAATACCAGATGTTAAAGATGTTTTAGAATTTGATGTAACTTCCGAGTTAGGTATAGTCAGTAATGTAGATTTTACTTTTACAATGCCAAAAGGTAATTTGGGAAGTATGGTAGCAATTGGTCAAGATAGTGACTTTAAATTTTATGATGACCAAAATAAAGATAATTTAAGCTTTCTTCAATTATTAGGTCCTGATAAAGATTTATTTGGTAATCCTGATGATTTAAGTTTAATAAATCTACCAGTTCCTAAATCAAAACCAGTAGATGATAAAGATTCTTTGTCTGATAAAAACTTTAAATTTGAAAGAGCCGCCCAATTAGTTAAACAAAATCTAAGAATAAAATCAAAAACAAGAGATTTCAGTACGAATTGGGTTAAAGCTGTAACTGCAGCTACAGTTGAAAAAGAAGAGGGGAGAGAAGGAACATCATCATCTCCAGAAAAAAACAAAGATAGAAATGAAGTATCAAAATTATCTAATACATTACCAGCACATTCAATGAGAGATTATTATGGCAAAAAAGCAAAAATAAACAATATTTTTTCAAATAAATCAAATTCGATTGCACCACTATTGGCACCTGAATTAAATATTACAATTTACGGTAATTCATATTTAAATATTGGTAATCTTATCAGTATAAATTATTTACCAAAACATCTAAAGGACAGGTGTTGTTTTATAATAACTGGTGTTGAACAAAAGGTTGATACTAATTGGCAAACAACTTACAATACAAGAATTTTTTTAAGACCAAATCTTAAATCTAAAATAGTCAAACCTTTAGATCAACCATTATTGACACGAGATTATGTAAAAGAAAAGTTTACTAGTAAAACAGACAGTAAAAATAATACTTTTGCTGATACTATTAAAGGGGCTGAAGATGTTGTGGTTGACCAACCAGATATTAATGTTGTAAGAGCAGAACAATATTATAACGAAGAATATTTAAGTAAAGAAGACATGAAAAGAAAAGTTGATGATTCTACTTTAGATGGTAGGATGATTACAAACTCATTTGACAGACCTAAAACAAATCAGGAGATTTTGTTTTTAGTAGCAGTAAATAGATTATTAATGAAATACATAGAACCATCTACAAGTGGTCCTGCCGGAAATAGAAATATTATAATAAAATACACAAGAGACGAAGATTCAACATTACCTTACGAAGAAATTTCAGATATGTTTATATCTAGTTTTATTGAAGATGAAGGATCAGGTTTTTCGTCTGTAAGTGATTCTATAATAGATGATTCTATATTTACTTACTTTGAAGATAGTCATTTTGCTGAATTAAAATCAGGAAATAAAGACATAAAAGAAATATTATCAATTATAAAAAATTTATCAGAAATTAAAAATTTTAACAATAAATATTTAAAGGATGAAGAATTTACACCGTTTAGTGAAATTATACCAAACGGTGGAAGGGTTGATGCTCAAACTATGGGGACAAGAATAAAAAAAATTAATGCTGAATATGGTCAAATTTTTTCAGCTTTTGGATTTAAACTCGTTGGTGAACCAACTGATGAAAAATTGTATAGTTATTTTCTCACTTGTGAGTTTCCTAATTTAAGTCCTATGTATTCAACTTTAATAATACCCGATTGGTTTTTAAAAAATATCGGAAAAAGTGTTAATGACTTATCAAATGAAATGAAAGAATACTACAACGATGGAACAATTAGAAATTTATTAGGAGTTCCAAGAGTTAAAGTTAATTTAAATAGCAAAAAAAGAAATAAAAGAGAAAATTCTAATCCTGGTTATCCCTTTTCAGGAGAAAATTATTATAAAACAGGACCTTGGGGAACTAGCTCTTCTGTGGTTGAAGCTAGAAGAAGACTAGCACAAAATTTTAAAGATGATAATGAACAACCTTTCAATACTTATGGAGAGTATAAAGCAGACCGTGATGCAAAAGGAGACTCTTTCAACAGAAGAAAAGAAGATTGGGATGCAAGTCCTAATATTTGGTAATAAAGTTATTGACTTTATGGTGTTTTATATGTAACTTAACATATGATTAAATTGGTTATCTCTAAACCTAACTGGTCTAAATCTCACCCGTTAAATGACTTAGTTTTAGCTTACGATGTTATGGAACATAAGTTAGTTTACGCTAATCATTATGAAGATACATCAGGTCATATAAACTATCCTGATGAAGCTATGTTGATTGATGATTGGAAAGCTGGACATGCTTATGATTTTGCTGGTCGTAAACAATGTTGTGCGGATATCCTAAACTATTGGATGACCAATAAACCACTCGACCATATTCAATGGGACAGCTTTTACGACCAAGATGATTTCACATATTATTATCCATTAGATAAAATGATAGAACAACTATGTCAAGATGTTCCACACTATAAAGACATGACAGACTTTAAAAAGTTAGAGAAGTTTCACGATGACTTTATAAATGCTTTCGGTGAGTTAGAACATAATGGTATCGGAGTCAATACAAATTTTACAAAGATATTCGGTGACCATATGTTGAAGTATATCCACAAAAAGAAAATATATCAAAACTATAACTTTTTCACAACCACATCAAGACCATCAAACTCTATTCATAATCTTAACTTTGCTGCTCTTACACAAGAACAAAGAAAGGCATTCTCGCCACTTAACGATGTATTCGTAGAGTTTGATTTTGAGTCTTATCACCCAAGGTTGATTGCTAAACTCATTGACTATGACTTTGGTAACTCTTCAGTTTATGGTAAGTTAGCAGATGACCTTGGTGTAACAGAAGGAGAAGCTAAGAACATTACATTCAAAAACTTATATGGTGGTGTAAGAAAAGATATTGCTAAAATGAGTGAATTTTTCAGAGGTGTGGAGGATTTAGTTAAAGTTCTATATGACGAATATATGACTCGGAATGGAATCTTAACACATATTTATAAACGACCAATGAAAAGGGCTAATTTAGGTGAACTAAATGCTCAGAAGTTATTTAATTATTACATACAGGCGTATGAAACTGAACGGAATGTTACCATCTTAAATAAACTACACACATATTTATTAGGGAGGAAGACTAATATAGTCCACTATAACTACGATAGTTTTTTATTCGATTATGCTAAAGAAGACGGAAAGAAAACAATACATGATATCCAAGAAATCTTACGACAAGATAATTTTATTATACACAGTAAAGTCGGTAACACTTATGG